AGGGGTAGCGCCGGGATTGCTGGCGGTGCAACTGGGTCGGCGGGCAACTCGGGCGGCTTGCTGCTGCAGGCTGTCAGCCCGAGCAGTAGCGGCAACAGCATCAGCTTTGGCTTGTTCGATCTGGTCATGTGCATCGCTACGGATCCCCTCTACTGCCGTTTGCCGGCGTTGTTCTTCGCTGCGGGCTTGCGCCTGCGCTTGTGACTGACGGTGCTCGATGGCGGCCAGCGCCTCGGCGTGGTTCTGTTTTGCGGTGGCGAGATCCGCCGCCCACAGTGCCCCGCTCACCCAAGCACCGCCGGCGGCAGACAGCGCCATCAGCACGACGACGACCAGGCCTGCGGCGAGCAGCCGGTATTGCACCGGGATAAGGTCGGTGATGGTCATGCTGCCAGCACCTTGCTTGCGCGCAGCCACAGCGCACGGCGATCTGCCGCACCGTTCTGGCCGCCGTTGATCTTGCGGGTGATCTCGGTGAACCGGCCTTGATCGGCCAGCGCGTTGAGCAGCTTCACCCACCAGTACCAGGCAGCCGACTCGGCAGCCCACTCTGGCTGCTCGAGCAGCTCCGGGGTTTTCAGCAGGCGGTCATCGTTGAACAGGGCAATGCTGCACTTGAGGTAGTTGAGCCGGCCGGTGACCTGAATCAGGCCACGCCCACGATAGAGCTGGCCATCGTCGTCATCCTCGGGCGAATTGCCCAAGCGCTCGGCCAGCGGGCCGGTATCGTACTTGTCCAGGTACTTGGCGCCACCCAGCTCGCGGACGTACTGCAGCTGGCCCGACTCATGGCCGATCTGCGCGAGGAAGGCGGCCATGCGCTTCGGGGTAGTGATCTGCCGGCGCGCCATCGCCGTGTTCAGCACAGATACAAAAACGCCCGCGTTTCGGCGGGCGTTGGGCATGATTTGCAGCAGCTGCTCTTGCGTCAGTTGCATAGGTTTCTCCAGGCAAAAAAATACCCGCTCATGGCGGGCCGCTTTGTTGGCTGTTGCTAGATGGGTTTGCAGGGATGAATCAGAAAGGCAAAGCCCTTGAGGTTCTTGAAGTCACGGCCGGTGTAATCCTGGTACCAGTGGTCGCGGCGGAACTCGTGGCCGATCTCGATGATGGCCGCCACATCACGCCCGAATACCTTGAACGGCCACTGCCAGACCCAGTAAATGCGGTAGTAGCGCCGGCCATCGTCACGGGTGGCCAGCGCGAACTGGTAGCCGGTGGAGTCCGGGCGATCTCGCACAAACTCCTGGCCCGAAAGTAGCTGGAAGGTGCAGCGGCGGATATCGCAGGCCATCACGAACGACTTGAAGCGGTGCAGCGGGTTGCGCATAGCGCCCCACCAGCACTGCGCGCGGTAGAAGGTGTTGCGCCAGCCGAATGGCACATCGCGACCCGCCCAACGCAGCGCATCATCACCGAGGAAACCGTCGTAGGGGTTATCCCACCAGGTCGCCCAACTCGGCAGCGTACGCAGCCACCATTGCTCCACGCCATCAGTCTTGTAGGTGGCCGCCTTCTGGCGGTCGTCCGGCCATAGCAACGCAATCGGCACGACGACCAGGCCGAGCAGTGTGAGCGGGATACAGACCAGGAACAGCGCCACATTTTGAATAATGGCCCACGCATAGTGACGGATCATGGCCATGGGTACTCCGCTTGAATCTCGGCGTATCGGGTAACGCCCTGCGCGCGTACAGCCTCCCAACCATCTTCGCCTACCGCCTGCATGCGAGCAGCCTCGGCAAAGTAGCGATCGCTGCCAGACAGTGGGTCGGCATAGGCACGCAAGCGCAGGGCTTCAACTTGCTTGGTAGTCAGCGGCGCGGGCGGTGGTGGGTCTTGCAGCACAGGAAAGCCGTCATCGCGCCAACCAATCACCTGGCCGGCATGCTCTCCCGCAAGCAGCGCGTCTCGGTACTCAATGGTCACTTCCACCGCGTCAGGTGGCATTTTTTCACCGAAAGTGGCGAGGTCGCAGAAACCACCAATTGATTTTGATGCGAACATAGGTTTTTCCTTAGTAGCCAATGAATATGAGGAAGTGGCTTTGAGATATAGCGTTGGTGGTCAGCTCGATATTTGAGTTTGAAATCGCCCCGGACCTAGTTACTGTCTGCCCAGCGCTACCAGCGGCACCGGGCGCCCACCCCAATACGTTGTTCGGAAAGGTTATAGGGTAAGTCACAGTCTGCTGTGCAGTGCTCGGGCTGGAGTATGACCGCCACTGAATGATTAGCCCCCCCGGCACATCAGGGATGCGGATGTAGTCATTTGCAGCAAATGACCGCTTCGGAAGAACCCCGCGCGCCAAGGCAGTAATGGCAGCGAGCAACTGGGTGTTATCCGCAGGAGCAAGGGTAAAACCAGCGCCTTCAATCGCCCTTGATAGCTCCTCTTGAATCGAGTTGAAGAACGCGGCATTCAGCTTGGTCGCCAGAATGGCTAAGGCTGGATCGCCATCCTTAAACCCGTGCTTGCCGGCGCCGAACAAGTCGACGGCTTTGGTTGCGGTATCAATCCGACGCATCAGAGCGCTCCATAGGTAAAGTGCAGAATTGAGTGAGCCGGCGCCTGCTTGGCCACCACGCACTCCAGTTGGGTGTTGCCCCAGCTCGCCAGGGCTTCATCACACAGCGCATCAGCGCTCATCTCGCGCAGCCGATCACTGGCGGGCAGGTTGAGCATCCACACCGAACTCCAGGGATCGGGATCGATGCCCGCATCACAGGCGCTTTCGCACGTCATGGGGCGGAACTCGGTGATGGTCGCGCCCGGGTAACCCAGGCTGGCCGCCAGCGCTAGGTAGTAGCCGCGGCTAAGCCCACCAAGCGAGAGGAACTTAGCCACCAGCGCACTGCGCCGCTCATCCAGGGTGGCACCCGGCAAGGTGCATTCATCCGGCAGACCGAGCACGCTCTCCCAGCGGGCGAGCAGCTCATAGGTGGCACGCGGGTCGGTCTCTTGCTGCAGCTCATCCGCGCGACCATGCACGCCAGCAAGCCCAACGCCGAACGCGCCCAGCAGCTGGCCGTGGAACGGCGCAAAATCTTCATCCCACGCTGGCCCCGGCGGCAGCAGGGCCAACAGTTGTTGTCGGTAGTCATCTGCAGCTAGAGCCATGTGATCGCCCCCATTACCGCGAACTGGCCGACGCTCATCACCACGTCAGCCGCCGGCGTTGTGAGCACATGGTTGGTCTCGCCGGCGCTAAGGCTGATGGCCTCGGCAATGTGGGTGCGCAACAGCGTTCCGCCTGGCGTTGCCTCACGCCGCAGCAGATCCGCCAGGGCGGCTTGCACGGCCGCGCGAATGGCGGGCGTATCGGGCGTTAGATCAACGCTGAAGTTGACCGGCACCGCCACCGGTGCAACCACATACACCGCCGCAGTGACCGGCGCTCGCGCGTCGATATAGGCCTGCACGGCAGCCAGCACCGCCGGAGTTGGGATCGGGCTGGCCAAACCATCGCAGACCACCCGCACCACCACGGTGTTGGCGCCCTGCTCCAGCGGGTACTCCCAAGCGCGGCTGACTGAGGGGTGAGCGGCCAGGGCCCAGGTTTGGTAATCGCCTTTACTGCCGCCCTGCGGTGGCGTGCTGAGGCGGCGCAACACCTTGGCGCGCAGCTCCTCAACACCATCGGCTGCATCACCACCCGAGATACCGGCAAGCGGCACAGTGGCTTGTGACTGAACACCCGCCAGTGGGGAGATCAGCGTAAGCAGCTCACCCGCCACAAGGTTGCCGGCCACGCCGGTGGCCTCACAGATGATGGCCACGTCCTGCGGGCTGCTGCTGAGCAGCACCTCAGTCACGGGCTGGTAGAGCACGCCTGCGGCGTTCTGCCAACGCGCCGTGAGCGGAATGCTGGCACCGATACTGCCGAGCACCGGAATGGCGCCGCTGGCGGCGGTGGCCTCGGTGTACCACTCGCCGAGCATCTTGGCCCAACGCTCGACGCCCGCTTGATCCGCCAGGTCGGGCAAGTACTGGCGCGCCTGCCAGTCGAGGTAGCCGTAGAGGCCATTGAGTCCCTCGGCCTGCACGCGGGCATAGACCTCGGCATCGGCACGGCGCAGTTCGTCGTCCTGGCCGAGGCGGGACAACAGGTCAGTGCGCTGGCGGTTGATCAGGGCCGGCAGCGTTGGCCGGCTAAATTGCGATTCAGCCACGGATGGCACTCCAGATATCAGCGAAACGAATCTCCAGACGGCCAAGGGTTGGCTCGTCCACCAAGATGCTCATGGCCAGGCCATCGTTGCCGAAGCGTTGCGTGTCGACCTGCACCCGCTCGGCAATGCCATCGGTCACCAGCCAGGCCAGCGCCTCTTGCGCCAGGTCGCGCGCTTTGGCGATCACGGCGCTGGTCAGCGTTTCCCGCGACAACAGCCAGAGGCGCGAGCCAAAGCGGTCGCCTTCTTGCGGTGAATAGGTATCGCCCCACCAGCCCATGCGCGGGCTCTCCGGGGTTGGCAGCTCATCGCCCGGGCGGGCGCGTGCCCAGGTGAACAGGCTGTTGATGACCGCCCGCACCAGGCGCGACTCACGCTGGCCATCGGCAACCACACCGGCGCTATCGAGAATCAGGGGGAATTCAAAGCTCATGTGACCGCCAGTGTTGTGCCGCCGCCGGGCAGGTTGTGGGTGTGGGTTTGGTCGATGCGCTGGCCGTTGGCGGTCACGGTGCCGGTGAAGACCGTATTGCCGAGGATGTCGACATCCGCCTGCAGGATGACCTTGGTGGTTGTGACCTTGACCTCGGTCGCGGCCAGCACTTCCACCTTGCCGCCCTTGCGCAGCACCACCCGCGTGCCTTCGTTGTTGTAGAGAGCCACCTCACCCGGCTGCAGATCGGTCGGGCGGTAACGGCGGTCGGTCTGCACCAGGGCCACGGCATGGGTGCGCCCACCATCCAGAAACGCCACCACGCTTTCGGCGCCAGGCAAGGCCACGCCGGTATGGCCATAGGGCTCGAACAGCTCGACGCCATCCTTGGTTTCGCCAGCCAGCACTTGCAGCTGCAGCACCTGCAGCTTGTTCTGCTGCACACCCGCCAGCACGGCGCGGGCCAATAGGTTGCCGAGCCCACGCACCACTCGGTCGCTGAACTTTTTCATGCCACGCATGGGTAATCCTTATTTG